AAAAGAGTATTATACCCCCTCCGCATATTCCAGAAAATTAAACCCCAAAACAAAACAATGAACCTCACGGAGTTTGGCAAAAAAATGGAAAGACTGGGCAGTTTGTGGGTTAAAGGCTATGAAATCAAAGAATACAGTTTGGGAAACAAGAAAATAGTCTTCAACGACAGCCAGTTAAAGTTCATTAACAGCAAAAAAAGGTTTTGTTTGAATGTTGGCGGATACGGAAGCGGAAAGAGTCTCGCTTTGTACATTAAGATGATATTGTGTTGCCTGTGTTATCCGAACAACACCGTTCTGCTGGGAAGGGAGCATTTGTCTGATATAGACCTTACCATTTTGCCGGATTTGTTTAATTTAATGAAAAAATCTTGGTATCATCATCGCGTCAAGGACGGAATTATTCAGTTTTTTAACGGCTCAAAGATACTTTTGTTTGGCTTGGCCGCTTTGCAGGAGGGTTCTCTTGCCGACATTAAGAAAGCCCAGCAGAAACTGAAATCGCTGAATTTGGGGCAATATTTTGTCGACCAGCTTGAAGAGGTTGAAAAAGAGGTTTTCGTTTCCCTGAATTCAAGGCTGAGAAAAACTGAAGTGCCGTTCAGGCAGGGAAATATGACGTGCAATCCCGCCAATTTCTGGGCTTACGATTATTTCAAGGTGAATCCGACAAAAGATGTGTTTGTTGTCCAGAGTTCAATGCTTGACAACAGGGAAAATTTGCCCGAGGACTTTCTTGAAGAGCAGTTGAGCCACGACGAGAGATATGTGAAGCGTTATGTCCACGGGATTTGGACGCCTGAAATTTTGACCGACAAAGCCGTTTTTGCCCAAGAGCACATAAAAAGATTCAAGCCCAGACCCCCGATTAAAGTTGAGGAAGGCTGTGAAATCTGGGAAGAGCCGAGAGGCCTGAAATACCAGATTGGGGTTGACCCCTCGGAGGGGGTTGTCGACCCTTCTTCTGTCAGCGTAATTTCCGAGGAGGGGGTGAAGGTGGCGAAATTTAACGGTAAGGTGCCAGTTTACGCTTTGGCGGAGAAAGTCAGATTTTTATACGAAAAATACGGGCGCCCCCTGATAATTCCCGAAGTGAACGCTTCCGGCCAGGCTTTGCTTCTCCAGATTAGAGACTTGAACGTGTACCGCCGCCGGATTTATGAGGAAAAATACGACAGAGAAACGGAGAAATTGGGCTGGAAAACCTCTTACCAAACCAAAGAAGCCCTTATTTCCAACTTTCAGGAGGCATTGAGGCAGAATTTTCCAAAGATTTACGACAAAAAAACCATTAACGAGTTTAAAACGTTTGTTTGGTCTGATTCGGCAAGACATAAGGGCGCCGGAGCGCAGAGGGGGTTTCACGATGACGACGTTATGTCCACCTTGCTCGGATTTTGGGGATTTTCTCCAAAAGCGATGGAAAAAAAGATGATTCGCCTTATGAGACAAAGGTCGAGGATTCATCGCAAAGTGTTTCAATACAGATAACTATGCCAAAAACCAAACCAAAAAAAACGGCTAAAAAAGCCGTCAAAAAACCAAAAAAGACAATTAAACCAAAGAAAATAACAAAAAAGAAAATAACAAAAAGGTCAAAAACAACTGAAAAACCAACTGTACCCGTTACGGGCAAGAAAATGCGGAGAAAGTTGGGAATTTACTAATATGGCTAAAAAAAAGTGGATTCAGAAGGCAATTAAGCGCCCCGGAAGGCTGACAAGAGCGGCAAAAAGAGCCGGGATGTCGATTTCGGAGTATTGCGCCAAGAAAAACCTTTCAACTTCGATGAAAAGGGCTTGCGCCCTTGCCAAAAGGCTGAGAAAAATGCCCAAAAGGGGCAGAAAATAACCGTGCCTTACAAGAGAATCAAAAAAACAATTTACACGAAAAGTTCCGGAAGGTGGAAGAAAAAGCAGACCTGCCGCTCGGTTGCGGCGGCAAAAAGGGCTTTGAAACTTTTGCGCGGCTTGGAACACGGAACAATCAAAAGGCGGAGAAAAAAATAGTTTTATGATTGAACTAATAAAAAAAGAAATAGACGAGTTTGAAAACGAATCAATAGAGATTACGGAGGGTTTTCAGTTTAACCAGAAGGAAACGATAAACCAGATTTATCTGTATTACAATTCAAAATATCTGTCGGGAGACATTGACGACCAGGGAGACAAGAAATACTTTTTCAACATTACGAGAAATCCCTGCAATGTCGGGACAAAGGCGATTGATTTTGATACCAAGCACATAAGAATCCTTACGGCAAAAGGCGGAAATCCGCTGAAGACTTGGTTTTTTGAAAGAGACCTTCAATTTTGGTTTAAAGACAAAAATTTTGGAAAAGTTCTTAACCGAATATTTTACGAACTTCCAATTTTCGGCTCTGTTGTTTTAAAAATAATAAACGGAAAACTGTATTTCGTCGACCTCCGCAATTTTATTGTTGAGCAGTCGGCTGACAGTTTGGACAAAGCGAATTACATAATTGAAATCCACAACTATACCCCTGTTGAGTTTAGAAAAGTCGCCCAAGAAAAGGGCTGGAAAAATGTTGAGCAAACCCTTGACGAGTTCAGGGAAATGGACGAGCAGTTTATCAAGGTTTACGAGAGATACGGAGAAGTTGAAGAAAACGGCGAATATGTTTTCAAAAGAGTCATATTGGCCGATGTCGGAAAAGACATTGAGGAAAACGGGGAAGTAGTCCCCCATACCGGCTTTGTGCTTGACGAGGAGAAAATTGACGAACTGCCCTATTGGGAGTTTCATTGGGAGAAAATTCCGGGCAGATGGCTCGGAGTCGGGAGGGTTGAGATATTGTTTGACCCGCAGATAAGGACAAACGAAATATCAAACCAGCAGGTTAAATCCTCCTACTATTCAACTTTGAGGTTGTGGCAGACGAGAGACGAGGGAATTGACCGGAATTTGCTGACCGATGTCGACAACGGAGAAGTTCTCAATGTCGAGTCGGAAATTGTCCAAATTGATATGGCTGACCGCAACCTCGCTTATTATTCGCAGGAAATCAACAGATGGCTCTCAAACAGGGACGAACTGACTTTCAGTTATGATGTTGTCAGGGGAGAACGCCTGCCGGCTGGAACCCCCCTTGGTTCCGCCAGGCTGGCGGCCGGGATGGCCGGCTCGTATTTTGACCAGATAAGGGAAAATGTCGCTATGGACATCAAAGAATTGCTGTACAGGGTCATTATTCCCCAGTTTGAAAAAGAGAACAGGGGAGAACATTATTTGAGATTGGCCGGGGAAGACCTTGACAAGTATAACGAACTGCTTATAGAGCAAAAATTCCAAAAGGAACTGCTCAGAATTATCAGGAGAACCGGCCATATTCCCTACAAAGAAGAGAGAGAATTGCTGAGAGCGTCTATCGGAGAGAGGGTCAAAAAAGGAAAGGAAAAACTGGTGAAAATAGCGAAAGGATTTTACAGCGACATCAAATACAAAATAGACATAGTCATCACCGGAGAGGCGTTGGACACTTCAATAAAGGCGGTTAACCTTTTCGCCGCTTTGCAGGCGGTGACCGCAGACCCGACGCTCTTGACGGACCCGGTCAAAAAGAAATTCTTTTACCGCTACCTTGAACAGGGAGGGTTAAATCCGATAGATTTTGAGCCGGAAACTTCTCCCCCGTCAATAGAAACATTGGGCAGAGCGGGCGGAGGAGTTTCAAGACCCGTAATGCCGCCAACTCCGATTGGCGAAACAAGAGAAGCGACAATATGACAAAAGAACAAAGAAAAAAATATTTGGAAAAATTGGCCCGCTCAAACGAAGGCGAAGCCCTGAAAGAGCATTTTCTGGAACTGATAGGAAAATTGACAGACGCAAGGACATACAAGACGGACGATTTTGAAATGGAGGGCAAATCGTCTTTAAAGGCGGCGGCGGTTTTGCAAAAAATAGTCAGAGATTTGGAATTGTTGAAAAAAGAAAAAAAAGAAAGGGAACAAAATCTGTATATTTAAAAAGGTCGAGGAGGCGGAACCTCTTAAAAACACTTCGAGTTCATAACACTCTGTAAAATTATGGAAGAACAAATTGAGAAGGAAAACTCTTTAAACCAACCCGGGGAGGAAACCCCCCAGGAAACTTCCGGAGAGGAAACTCCCAAAGAAGAAGTTTCTGAAGAAAATAAAGAGGAACAGGAAACCCCTGAAAATCCTGAAGAGACCTCTTCGGATTTGGAGGAAAAAAACAGGAGACTGTATGCCAGGGCGAAGAAGGCGGAGGAAGAACTTAAATCGCTCAAGAAGAAACTTGAGAAAATGGAAAAACGGGCTTCCGGTTCGTCTGACACGTTAGACGTGTTTGATTTGGCCAAAACCGTTTCTTCGCTAAAGGATTATTCTCCTGAAGAGTTGGACTATATCCAACTTATCGCCAAAGCAAAAGGCATTTCTCCAGAAGAGGCTGCTAAAACCGAAGAGGCTACCCTGTACATCTCTGCTCGCAGACAAAAGGTTGAGGCAGAGAAGAAAACGCCCGAACCCTCAACCAAACAGTCCATTTCCGAAAAACCCGTTGAAAAGATTACTTCGGAGGATTTAGCCAAAATGTCGGTAAAGGAAAAAGAGGAGTACCTTGAAAAAATAGGTTGGCACAAGAAGCCTCAGGGTTAAGGAAAGGCGTTTGGAAGAGGCGAGGGACAATTAAATGAGTGCCAATACTGTAAGCGCCGCATTTCCAGAGATTTGGTCAGCAAAAATGCAGGTTACCCTGCAAAAGAGTTTGGTCGCCCTGAAAGTTTGTAACACTGAACTGAAAAAAGAACTTAAAGTTGGCGATGTAATTCACAGACCTTATGTCAGCGATATGACAGCGGTGGCTTATCAGCCGGGAACCGCCGTTACCGCTCAACTGTTTACCGTTACCGATGACAGTATTACCGCAGACACCAAAAAGATTGTTCCTTTCTATGTTGATGATGTTAACGAACTTTTGGCGAAACCGGATTACGCCGCTGCTGTTGCTGAAGACGCGGCATACAGGCTGAGAGACGACATTGATTCGGCGGCGTTGGCTCTTGTTACGGCGGCAGCGACTGACTTTGGCGCAACCGGCGTCGCCACCGCGGGATTTGCCACCGGTGGCACTACCGCTGTTACATTGAGCACCGCCAATGTTGTTAACTTCTTCAGCGAAGCAAGAAAGGGCTTGAGAGCGTTAAATGTGGAAGAGGCTGGCGACTGGATTGCCATTGTAAGACCGTCTGTGGCTCAAGTTATTGAGGAACAGGCAGTTAATGTGGGGTTCAACCTTGCCGACGCCACGCTAAGGAACGGTTACGCTGGCAACTTTATGGGATTCAAAATTTATGTTTCCAATAATATGCCTTCTAACCACGCTTATATAGGCAGGGCTGGTTGCATAGACCTCATAATGCAGGCTGAACCCAAGATGGTGATTAAAGACGTGGATGACCAGTTAGGAAAGAACTTCCTGCCTTATACGGTTTACGGTGTGGGAGTGCTGACCAAGAACTCTTACAGATTCTTGGACGCCAACGTTACCAGTTAACGCTTGTGCTAATCGACTGCTCGCTAAAACTCGTTGCTATTCGAGAGATTTTAGCGGGCAGTAGAATAGCCGAGTAGCACATTTTATGATTATAGTTGCCACAAGCGGCGGATATGACCCGCTTCATATCGGCCATATAAGATGCTTTAAAGAAGCAAGAAAACTCGGCGACAAGTTAATAGTCATTTTAAACAGCGACAAGTTCTTGAAAAAGAAAAAAGGCTATGTTTTTATGCCTTATAAGGAAAGAAAGGAAATAATAGAGAGCGTTAAGTATGTTGATAAAGTTGTTGGGTGCGTTGACAAAGACCAAACCGTTTGCAAGACGCTTGAACTATTGAAGCCAGACATTTTTGCCAAGGGTGGAGACAGAAACTTAAAGAATATTCCGGAAAAAGAAGTCTGCGAAAGGTTGGGCATAAAAATGGTATTTAATGTCGGCGGAGGCAAGATTCAATCAAGTTCTTGGCTGGTTGACAAATTGCAAATATGAGAAAAAACAAATTGAGGTTATTGTGGAGCAGCGTTTCTCCCGTAATATCAAGCGGATACGGAAGAGTTACGAAAGAAATAGTTTCAAGGCTGTTAAAAAAGGGTTTTTATGTCGTAAATCACGGATACCAAAGCAAGGGAGAACCGCATATAGTCAATAACACTTTCAGGGTGTTGGAGAACGGAGCGGGGAAGTATGGCGTTGATGTTATTCCGGAATATGTCAAGAAATACGGGTTTGAGTTGCTGATTACCCTATACGACCCTTGGGTGTTTGCCGGCGCTATGGCAAGTTTGAATGTTCCCTGGATTCCCTATGTCCCCGTTGACGCAGAGCCTGTTAGCCCCAGCGTAGCCGAAAAACTTGAAAGGGCTTACAGGGTTGTATGTTTTTCCGAATTTGCCAAAAGAGAATTGAAGAAGGCGGGGATTGAGTCGGTTAATATACCTCACGGGGTTGACATTAAGCAGTTCAGACCCCTTTCAAAAGAAGAGAAAGATAGGGCGAGAATGGAATTTAATATCCCGTTAGACGCTTTTTTGGTTGGCAGCGTCGGCGTGAACTTTGGAGACAGAAAAGACATTCCAAGGCTGATGTGGATATTTTCCGAGTTCCTTAAAAAAACAAAAGCAAACGCTTATTTGTATATTCACACAAACCCGAAAGGAAAACCCGGCGCCGCTTACGATATAAAAGATTTGGCAAGGCTTTATGATATTAAAGACCGCCTTATAGTTGCCGAGGGTCATAAAGAAATGGTTGATTTTCCTTTCAGCGACGAGGGAATGACGAGAATGTATAATGTGTTTGATGTGTATATGTCCACGTCGAGAGCGGAGGGTTGCGGCCTCCCCATACTTGAAGCCCAGGCTTGCGGAGTGCCGGCAATAGTTCCGGACAATTCCGCTCAACCAGAATGGGTAAAAGGACACGGTTGGATAATCCCGTGTAAAGACCATATAGTTTCTTTGACCACTCCACAGAATAACAAATGGTATTTAGCCGATGTTAAGGAGGGCGTCAAAGCGTTGGAGGACGCTTACAGAAATCCTGAAAAGAGGAGGGAGCGCGGGAAGGAAGCGAGACAGGCAATGTTGAAATATGACTGGGACAAAATAGTGGAGGAAAAGTGGGTTCCGTTTCTTAGCGAGGTTCACAAAGAATTGCGCGGGAAAACGCGGAAAGTTTATGCCGGAAGGAAGGTTTATCATATCAGGAACCGCAACATAGATTCCCTGATGGTTGTGGAGAATATTCTTGAAAATATGTACACCAGACACCTTTCTTTGACCAAGAAAGATGTGTGGCTTGACATAGGGGCTCACGTTGGAACTTTTGGCATTGACATTTCAGACAAGGTAAAACAGGTTTATTGTTATGAGCCCTCAAAAGAGAGTTTCAAACTTTTAAAGAAAAACATTAAAGAAAACAATGTCAAAAACGTGTTTGCCGTTAACAAGGCGGTTGTTGGAACAGACGAGAAAGAGAGAACTTTCTATGTTGGAAAGAACAGCGGGGCTAACTCTCTAATCAAGAACAGAATAAAGTGGGGAGGAGAAACATCTGCGACGAAATGCGAGAACATTAACTCTATTATCAAGAAATACAACATTAACAAGGTCAAGATAGACTGCGAAGGAGGAGAGTATGAGATAATCAAAGCGATGGATTTGAGCAAAATTGACGAGATGATATTTGAGTACCATTTCAATGTTCTGAGAATGGCCAAATACGAGGAGTTGCTTCAACTTCTTGCCGAGCATTTTATAGTTATGAAACCGGCTTTGATAAATCCGTTTACGGACACCATTGTCTATTGCAAAAAGTATGTCCCGGAAAAAGCGTAAGAAAAAAAAGAAATTCTTTTCGTCGAAATGCCAGAAATTCGGCGTTCAGCCGTCCCAGTCCCGACAGAATTTTATGGTAGACCCGAACAAGATAATAGATATTCTTCGTTTAAAACCGTACGAGAGGGTTGTTTCCAAAGATACGCCGGGGGTTTCTCCGCTGAAAGAGGTTGTTCTTCCAAAAGAGGGGGGAATAGAAAGTTATCTGGAGGGAGAGAAACAGCCGTATCCGGGATACCCGGATTACACTACCGTTTATGCCATAGAGGCTGTCAAAAGAACATTGAGAACATTAATAGAAAGCCTTGCGGTTATGATGAAAAAACATCGCGTGTTAAAATTCATTTTGCTTGCGAGAGACATTAAAAGATTGGTCCCCAAATGGCTGAAACTCGGCTTCTATATTATAATGAGGCACAGGTTAAAGCCGAAAGTGTATTCGCACGCGGTTAGGGAGATATACAGGGTGTTAAACATCGCCATTGAGAGGGATTCAAGACCGGAAATGAAGGAGAAATTTGTCCAGGCGAGGGATTTGATTTGCGTGATATTGGAATTTGATGACGCTTATCGGTTTATCTTTCAGGATATTTTTTCCGAATTGAACCTTGACGAGATAAAACTTGACGAGAAAGATTTGCATTACGCCCTTAAAATGGAGGATTACGATTTCGGGGGCAGGAGAAAAAATGACCAAAACAGAGACAATACTTCAACTAATTAAAATAGCGTTTGGGATTTACTTCGCGATTATGATTTACAAAATTGTATGTTTGTTGTCAAACTTATAAAACGCTTAATAAAATTAAAGACGCTTGGCATAACCATTTGAAAATAATAAATGAATTCCAAAGGTCGGGCAAATAAATAAAAAATATGCAATTTTCAGACACAAGCAACAAAACAGGGCTTATTCAGGATTGCGAATTGCTTTTGGGTATGTCGGACGGAGATATTTCCGGCGATGCCACCCTTTTAAAGAAATTTACAACACTGATAAACGCTTGGTATCGCAGGGTCAACTCTTGGATTTGGGAAGTTACGGGAACTTGGGAATACGATGATTCCAACTGGACCGACTTGCCGATAGCCACCACCACAATAGTTGACGAACAGCAGGATTACGAAATACCGTCAACCGCCCAGAAAATAGACAGGGTAGAGGTTTTGGATTCCGCCGGGAATTATCGTCTGTTGAAGCCGATAGACAAATCCCAGATTGAAAGCCAGGCAATGAGCGAGTTCCAAGAATCTCCCGGAATGCCCGTTTATTACGATTTGATTGGACGGTCTATATTGCTATATCCAAAACCAAGCACCGATGTTGTTACCGCTTCAAAGGGGTTGAAATTGTATTTCACAAGAGACATTAAAGAGTTTTCTTCCACCGACACCACCGCCGAACCGGGGTTTGTAAGCAATTTCCATAGAATTCTGTCTCTGGGGGCGGCTTACGATTTTGCCGTCAGTTATGATATGGGAACCAAGGCAAACTTTTTAAAAGGTCAAATAAATGAACTCGTAAGAGAATTAAAGAATTTTTACGGAACCCGCCACCGAGATTTTCCTGCGAGATTTTCGCCTAAAAAGAGAAATTATCAATAATGGTTTGGACAAAACAAAGCAAAAATACGGCAAGTTGGGCTAAAAAAAGCAAGAATACTGCGACTTGGACTAACCAAAGTAAATATGGAGCGCCAGCCAAATTCGGCACAGCAAAATTTGGATATTCCAAGTTTGGTAAAGTAAAATTTCAGGTTTGGACTAATGAAGAAAAACATTAAATCTATGAAAAAAACAATAATCCCAATTATAGCCAGTCTTTTAATGGTTGGTATAGTTTGGGCGGCAAACACCTTTCCTTCTTCGCTCAACAACTGGTCAACTGGCGATACGATTACTGCCGATTGGGCTAACTCTTTAGAAGCAAAAATAGGAGCGGACAATTCTAATGTTACCACTTCTCTTGATTATTTGGTTAAAACCCATAGCCAGCCCGCTCAGTTAACGGTTAGCGGAACAAGCACTCTCTCAACAACAACTATAAGCGGCAGTCTCACTGTAAGCGGGGCTGGGAGTTTTTCCGACTACTTAACCTTATCAAAAGACCCGACAGAATTTTCCCACGCTGCCACGAAAGAATATGTAGATTTGGCTGTCACGAGTTTGGGTGCTGCTTACTATATGTACGACGAGGATGATGCCACGGGATACAAAACCTGTTATCTGAACCCTTCTACTTCTTCGGAAGCGTCAACAACGGACGCCGATTTGGCTGATAACGACTATATCGGGGGCTGGATTTCAGCGGAAGGAGAAGCGCCCGCAAAACTTCTTAAAGGAGTATATGACTGGTATATTACTATGAAAAAGACTG